ACCAGAGTATTCTGCATCGTTATATTATATATAGTATTTTTTATTTAGAAAGCAACTAAAAGTTTACTTATTTCCGATATTATATTTCGGACATAATTCCCATTGTGCCTTCTCCTTAAATGGGATGATCTTGATTTGACGTAGAGGAGCACAATTAAGATCTGCTGCTCCTTGTATCTCTACAAGACCCCAATCACTTAGCAATGTTGTGATAGTATTTCTACGCTCTACATCATTAACTTCGAGATTAGCTTTCTTTCCATCTAACATAAACAGCTCTTTAAAATGAACGATGAAGTATCGTCCCTGCTTATGTAATATATGACATGATTGAAATAATTTTTTATCTTTACGAGAGGCGACTCCTATTCGGGTCAACGTCTCTCTTACTTTTAGAAAATCATCTGGTTCGTTTAAGACCACCTCGAGCATGTCTTGAGGTTGCCATTCTACAATATTATTTTCTTCCACCTTTACTCACCTTCTGTTTTATACTTTTTATATTTTCAGGTGATAGAAGGGATAGTACTTGCTTAGCTTTATCATTGCTATATCCATAGTATTCTTTAATCACTTCAATATCACTCTCAGTTTCTGGTTTCATCCATTTCGAAAATCTTTTACGTTTACGAATGATATTTATAAGAAAGTGATATTGTAGTTTATTATCCAGGTGATGATAGCGATTCATTACGTTTGCAATACCAACAGTATCATAGAAGTATGACATAGATCGATTAATAAGAAAAGAGTTATAGCCTTTCTCAGCAACGTCATCGACCATAACATCTTCTTTAGAGAAGTTAATACTATTAAGATAGGTAAAAGGATTCATCAGACAAACTCCACGTTAGCCATAATCTCAGTCATACAAGCAACAGTATTAAGCTCATGATCAGCTACAAACGAATCTTTATACTGATAGTCAGCAAGTATAAGAATCAGTTGAGGTATAGAAGCAGGTACTACAAACTCATTCATATTATCGTATAGTCCTCTAAATATGGCAACGGTATCGATATCCATACTATCTACGACCCACTTACGCATAGACTTAAAGTCTTTTGCCTTAAGATGTTTACATAGAGTAGCAAACATATCACTCGATACAACACTTACAGATGCATCGATAGATCCTGCAATAGACAATCTTTGACCTTCGTTTAGTACTCTACGCCAATCAGGAGCATGCTTCATAATAAGATCAGCCGCAGCCTTCTTATCATAAGTCACACCTTCGTCATCTAGTATAGTAGTAAAGCGAGTAAAGAATAGTCCAGCAAGGGTTGCCATATCTTTCTTAGACGTATTAAACTCATACACACCACATCGAGAATGTAAGGGTTCGATAATACGGTTCCGAAAGTTACATGTAAGTATAAACCTACAGTTATTAGAGAACTCTTCGATAAAGCCACGCAAGGCAGGTTGAGTAGATTGAGGATTCAGATAATCTGCCTCGTCAAGTATAACAACCTTATAGCCGCCTTGCAATGATACACTAGAGGCAAATTGCTTAATTTTACCTCTCAACGTGTCGATGTTTCCTTCTTCGGACCCGTTTATAGTTATATAATCAAGTCCTAGTTGCTTACACATAGCTTTAGCAACAGTAGTCTTACCTAAGCCAGCAGTACCGGTGAACATCATATTAGGTATTTCACCAGTATCTACAATAGCCTGTAACGTACTCTTTAGCTGTTCAGGTAGTATAGTATCCTGAATAGTTTGCGGGCGGTACTTCTCTACCCATAGAAAATCTTTCGACATATTAACCTCATAATAAAAATATAGTATAGCTCACTTAGGTTAATAAATCTACTCCGATTCAGTAGCCACTTCTTGTTGATAAGCTTCTGCAAGTTGAATAATCTGTAGTGATTGATCTCTAAGTTGACCAATAGTAGATAACTCTTCACCTTTAAATGCACCACGTCCTGTAAGTGCATCAACTACTGCTACAGTACTACGCGCTACTCGATTAGATAGTTCATAAATCTGTGTATGATCCATTGTTGTTGTTTCTTTTTTAGCCATCTTAGCCTCCATAAGTAGATGTTTTTTCTAGAGCAATCCAGTACTTGACTTCGTGATTGACACTAGAGAATTGTGATATAAGTTTAGATGAGATATCGACTTGATAGTCATCAGCAATAATTTTAAGGTTGTTTATGTTTAGCACAAAGCTAAAGTCTTCTGAGTTATACTCACCCTCAACCATAATAGAGTAAGTATTAGCAGTACTATTCTCTGGATCAACAACAGTCAGTTTAACCGAACCATTATCAGGTTCAATCAATACTTGACTGTGACCAAAGACGCCAGCAGCTTTTTTAAGACCATTTAACGTAGACTGCTCTAACGTAAACGACACATCTGCTTTAGGCATATTAATAGGTTTTCCGATCGTAGTTAGCATCTCAGGATCAGCATAGTAATACTTTACCATAGCACGTCCTGCGTTACCGCCTACAACCATATTGTTTTCTTTAAATTGAACCGAAGGATTATCAACTAGGTCAAGCACACTTAAGAAGTTCTGCAAGTCATATATACCTACTTGTTTATCAAACTGTTCAGTTACAGTAGCTTCACTAAGAACGTTCTTAGCTTCAGCAATAGTCATAATCTTATTACCCGGTTGAATAACAACATTACTGTTTATACTGGCAAAGTTCTGTAGTATCTTCACCGTCGATGCACTTATTTCCATTATGTAATCCTACTAAAGTTTTTATCTTTTACTATTTCTAGTCTGTTCTCGAACTTATCATCTAGCAACTCTCGCTTATGAGAGATAACAAAGATGTTAGTTTCGTCCCCTAAAGTATAGATGATCTTCATAAGATTATCAACACCTTCGTGGTCTAAAGATGAGTCGAACGTCTCATCCAATATAAGAAGATTAGTTGCAACACTATTCTTCATCTTAGCTATCATCCTCCAAGTAAACAATAACGCTAGATCTATACGTTGCTTCTCACCTTCAGAGAACGAATCGTATGAGAATGCATCTCTGAATCGCGATCTGATAGTCTCTTGGAATGCTTCGTCTAAGTTAAACGAAACATAGAAGTCTAATATCTCTAGGTACTGATTACACAGCTGATTAATAACAGGTAAGTACTGCTTAACGATCTTAGTCTTAATACCAGTATCCTTAAGCATAGTACTCATTATAATATTATAATTTAATTGCTCACTGAGTGCAAGCTTTTCTTCTACAAAGTTATTACTATCGAACGTTAGATCATCTAACTCTTGTACTGCTTGATCCATATCAACGTTCGTATCTAACTTACCTATCTCTGCTTGAGTACGATCAATAGATGATTGAAACTGAGCAATAGATTTATTATTAGCAGCTAAGTCACTTTGATAGCCCCTACACTGATCAATAATGTTTAATGCAGAGGATAGAGCTTCTTGAGCTTCTCGTAGTCCTTCATCTGCTTTACCAATTCCTGACTGGAGTTCCTTTGCTCTGCTTTTACCTTCCAACACACGGGTCTCTTTTGTCTCCTCAGTGATGGCTTGATCACAGGTCGGACAGATGTCGTTATTCTCAAAGAATTGGATATCTTTAACGAGCTTTTTAGCTTCGGTGTTGAACTTCGTCTTATATGCTTCGAGCTCTTTGATTTTAGTTTCGCGTTGTCCTCTCTCCACATCTGCATTCGGTAGTTGAGATTGAATGGAATCACTAAGCTCTTCGTTCTTTCCATGTAGAGTTTTGATTTCATCTTGGAAATCAGAGATGAGTTTGAACTTCTCTTCTTTTTGCTCTTTATTGATTGCTTTGATGTCTTTAATGTATTTCTTCTGTGCATCAATTTTAGTGCTTGTGACGGCATGCTGATGAGTAACATCTTTTACTTGATCCTTCAATAGCGATGTCTTCTCTCTAAGTATACTATTCATCTTAGAGAATACATTAATATCCAGAAGATCCTCGATAACATCTCGTCGATTCATAGAACTTAGTTGCATGAAAGGAATAAAGGAGGAGGAACCTAATACAACTATCTGATGAAAGCTTTTATGGTTAAGCTTCAAGATATTCTGTTCGAGGATCTTCTGGTACTCTTTGGCATGAGATGATTGGTTAATCATCGTCTCGCCTTTCCATATCTCAAAGACGTTAGGTTTAATACCTCTAACGATTCTGAAATCTGAACCTAGTGCGTTGAACGATACTTCAACGACAGTATTTTTATTATTAATAGTATTAACAAGTTGATTCTTAGATATATTACGATGAGCTTTTCCAAACAAAGCAAAGCTCAATGCGTCAAGCATAGTAGATTTACCTGCACCGTTTTGACCTACAACAAGAGTAGTCTTATTCTTCTTAAGGTCTATCTCAGACCAGTTGTTACCGGTCGATAGAAAGTTCTTCCATCTCAAAGTCTTAAATGTTATCATTATGCAATTTCTAAGGTTTGTGCTTCCAACATAAGGTCTGACATATGAGACTTAATCCTATCTTTATCAAGGTCTGTCTCTACAGCGTCTATGTAAGTATATAATAAAGTAGAAGTATCTTCAACTGATATTTCACTATCTTCTACATTTTCTCCAACAAACTCGTTAAAGTTCTCAGCTATCTTAAGCTCAAGTATGGATTTATTCTGAATACGATCTACAAACTTATCGAATATAAACGTATCAGCTTTATTGATTACAACAATCTTAACGAACTTATTCTCTATCTGAGACAAGTCATATTGCATATAATCTGTATTACGATCATCGTAAGTTATCTTATGATATAGAGTATGAGGATTATGAATAGCTTCCATCGTTCTAGTCTCTGTATCTAAGATATGAAAGTACTTATCATCATGAGCATCGTTCCAGAAGAACTCCAGCTGTGATCCTAGATACTCAATATTATCTTGTATTGACTTAGTATGAAAATGACCTGATAATACTTTCTCAAAACGAGAGAATATAGATCGTTGTAATCCATGCTCACACTTACGACCTTTCATCATCTCATATCCTTCGATATCGAAATGACCTCCAAGCCAATCACACTTAGCATTAGCAATAAAGTCTAATGACTGCTTCTCATTCTCTGCTGATATCCAAGGTACAAGGCCAAGCTTAAAACCATCATAGTCCATCACAGTAGGCTCATGAAGTATATTTACCTCATTCATATAGTGACCTAAGAGCTCCTTGAGACTGTTAAGCTCATTAGTGTTCTTATAGTATGTGTCATGATTACCACAGATAATATCCATGGTCATTCCATACTCTCTTAGCGGTTTAAGGAAGTGATTACGGTTGCGGTTAAGAGCGCGGAAATTGATAAACTTCCTGTTATCATAGTAATCACCGAGATGCACGATATGGCTAATACCCCGTTCCAGAAGACAAGGAAAAAATACATCATTGTAAAATTTCTCTGCGTTATCGAGAAAGATGTCAGAGCTATTGCGAGTGCCACAATGAGTGTCATTAAGAAGGGCTATTTTCATGATCTAATATATTCCATTTCGGCGTCCAGCCTAGTTTAAGTAACGGTTCGATATCTGCTATAGTATGAACCCTTTCACCTGCAGGATTCTCATCACGCCATTCACCTTCAAAGCCAAATGCTTTCGCTACTTGCTCTACAGGAGTGGCATGACCTGTACCTATATCATATACACGTCTCTCTATTATAGCTGATTCGAAGTTATTAATCAACTTATAAATTGCAGAAATAATATCATCAACATGAACAAAGTCTCTATTATGTTTTCTATTGATATACTCTACTTGATTGTTCTTAAACTTCATAAACAACATATCATCTCTACCTGGCCAGATAGTATGGAATCGTAAACCAATAGCAGAGTAATCTTCACATTGAATCTCATTCATTCTCTTAGTAGCGGCATATGGATTACCCCACCACTCGTAGGCATTAGATGAAGAAGCATATAAGATATGTTTAGTATTTGCTTCAGCGAACTCTAACATATTACGAGTACCATTAACATTAACATCATAATACAATTCAGGGTTATCAAACGAAGGTCTTACTCCAGCAAGAGCTGCTAGATGAATAATAAAATCAAAGTCTAAGTCAGCAAAGGACTGCCAATCTTGTTGAGACCTAACATCTCTATCATCACCAAACTCATATACTGTACAATCATTATTCTTAAGGAACTTAACTAGACGACTGCCTACCATTCCATCTGAACCAGTTACAAGTATTCTCATTTTATAAAATCTCCTAGGTCTGAATCTACAGTTACATTTCGCTTCTTACGCTTCTTCTCTTCTTGAGCAAAGACTTTTACTTCATCGTCCTTCTCTTTTACTTTATCAATACGATCCTTTAACTGATCTACGAATGCTCTCACTACCTGTACTGATTGTGAGTCATCTTGATTAGTAGCGATATACTCTTCTAAGCCACTCTGAGATAAGAACTTAATCTTAACGTCTTGTTGTTTCTTCTCTTTAGCAATACGACGAAGGAATGCATACCAAGAAATCTGAGTAAAGTATGCGAATGCATTTGGATTGCCTGTACGAGTAGCTGCTTCTATATTATAGTTATCAATAGCACGAAGACAATTCTCTACAGCATCCATAACCATCTCTTCACGATAGGTATAGCGAATAAAGTTTGATTTATGAGAGAGACCTTCTGCAATCTTAAGAAAGCAAGATGCAATATAGTTAGGTACAATAGGTAGTTTAGTTTCTGCTTTTTGAGCCTCATTAAGAGTACGTACATAATCTACAACAGCTTGAGAGAACTCTTTGTTGTTGACATAATGGATACTTGCTCGTTTAGTTCTAGCCATGATAAAATTCCTTCAATTCATTATATTATAGTATGTATTTTTATTAGATGCAACTAAAGAAACCAGTTGCACTTCTCGCGAAATCGTATATAATCATATAGCGATATGGGGAGAGGGGAGATATGTTATTTAACTAAGAATCCAATTCGGGGATCATCTATATAACCATTTGCATTATCGTATGCTTCTATAAAATCAAACCCATGTAATTCCATATGTTCTTTCTTCTTACCTATGTCTGATGACCATACTGGAATAATATGATCGTAATCTGGATCTGGAGATAGTCTAAGATGAACTTCGATAGGGTTATCGTCAATAAACTCTACGTTCAAATGAGTAACTTTATCACCTAAGGATTTAAAATGATGAGTAAGTTTAGGCTTATAGTTAGATCTTTTCCATTCAATAAACTTACTTACATTGATAGGCATATTAGTACCTTCCCAACAATCTAAAGGTTCCCAATTACCACCTTTTATA